TGGGCAGGCTGCGATTGGATGCCGCGAATGGACATATCTTGAACCTGCTGCACGTTGGGATTCATCGGTCGCCCGAAGGCCCGCATCAGTTCTTCCATGCTGATTGCCATGTTACGCCCCCAATAGTCCGAAGAAACCGCCGCGCCGTTTGGCTTCATCAGCCAATCGCGGATCTTTCTTTTGCGTGATGATGTTAAGCAGGTTCGCCAGAGGTGCAGCTTCTGCATCCTGCGCAATGCCACGGCTTGCAGCGAAGCGCGAAAGCAGCCCCATGCCCTCGAATGGATCGGCGGCAGGCATGGCCATTGCAGGCGCTGCGGTTGTCACGCCCATAGACAACGGCATTTCAGGCATAGGCAGCCCGGCAATGTCTGCCGCATAACCCAGCCGCTTGTCCATGTTCGGAATGCCGGGGCGCAAAAATTTCTCAGAATAGATGCGCGCCGCCTCAATAGGATTTTCTACACCCTCAAGCGCTGTATATGCCGCCCGTTCCGGCCCTTGCAACTCATACATGGTGAAGTCTAGCTGCGTTTGCAGATCGTCCAGCGGCGCACCTCGTGCGGCTGCAAATTGCTCATACGCCACTCGGCGCGGGCCGGTCCATTGGTTTAGGCCAAAGCCGCCACGTGAGCCTGCCACAACGGGAGAAATCTCGTTGATACCGGGCTGCAAGCCGCTTTCCGCTTTCATGTTCGCAACGATGCCCTGCGCAACAGGCAGGGACAGTCCTCGCGCGACCAATCCAGCGATGATTTCCTGTTCCATCAGAGCAGCCCAAGCCCCAGAGACAGATAGTTAAACAGGCCCGGCTTCTGGGTCTGCGTCTGCGTTTGCTGCCCCATGCTCGCGCCACCAAGTGCTGCCAACGGAAGCGTCAGAGCCTGCTGCGGAGCGCCAGTGAAGCCAGCATATTGCCCCCGCGCGGCGTCAATCAGAGACTGCATCAGGCCTTGCTGCAGCGCGCCTTGCTGCATTTGCTGCTGGTTCAGTTGCTGGCCGAAGCCGAAGCCCTGACCGGCAAGTTGGGACAGCATCTGCTGTTGATTTTGCGCCGCACCGAGAGCCGTGTTGAAGCCCTGCATGTTCAAGTTGGCAGATGTGTCAGCCAGTTGTTTGATAAAGCCTGCGTTGGTCTGCGCCTCCGCCACGCCTTGGCGAGATCCACCGAAAGCCCGCGCTGCCGTTGCTTGTGCGCCCAGTTGGTTCTGCGCCATCTGTTGCGCCGCGCCAATGTCGCCCATCGTGCGGTTGATCACTTGCTGCTGGAACGGGTTGGCAAACTGCGCAATGTTCGGGCCTTGCAGCGCGGCATTGTAAGCGCCGGCGGCTTGATTGAACACGTTTCCGCCTGCCTGTGGCTGCATAGTTTGCGCGGGATTTGATGCGCCTGACATTTTACTTGCCTCCACTGGTGGCTGTCGTAGTTGTAGGCCGCGCCACTGGGCGGCTAGATGAGGTTGGCGCGCCCTGCGGGCCGGAAAGCGCTGCGGCAACCCTATTAATGGTGCTGCTCGGATTTGCCGTATTCACGCCGCCCGGAAGGTAGGACATCGGCGTGTTGATTGATGTAGTTCCACCCTTCCCCCCGCCAGATGTTCCAGTTCTGACAGGAACACCTCCGCCACCGCCCCCGCCACTCATTGCACCGATTAGTGCTGCGCTTGTTGGCGTGTTCGGCGTTATTTGTGCGCCACTGGTCCCAAACGGCGCAGCCGGCGCAGCGCCCGTGACTGGGTTGATGAATGGCGCAGTCAGGGCCGCATATTGTCCCGGCGCTTCAGCACGCAGCGCGTCAAGCGATTGCTGATAGAGCGGAGCCGACGAATAGCCCTGCACTCCGCCCGCAAAAGTCTGAGGTGCTGGCATCCCCGCGCCTTGCGCGGTGGGCATCCCGAACGCCGCAGCGGCTTGGTTTGTGCCTTCAAACGCTGCTTGCTGCATAGGGCTGAACGCCGCGACATCCGGCCCGTAGTATGGAGTGTATCCAATCTGGGCCAGTTGATCAGCGCGCGCTAGATCTTGACGCGCCGCGCTTTCCAGCCAAGCCGGAACCTTTACTTGCGTTGTGGAGCTTCCGCCTTTTCCGCCGCCGCTCATTCGATTGCCCTTTCCATCACGATCATCACGGGCTTAAAGCCATGAGGCGCAAGCACTCGTTCCCAGCCTTTGCGCCCTGACATTGTAAGCGCCGTGCAACCCTGCGTCCGGCCCCATGCTGCTGCACTGTCTATCATGTCAACCAGTTCATCCATCTGACCGCCGGCCAAAAAGATATGCAGCACCTTCTTTCTAGCATATTGGACTATCTCTGTCACGGCTGCGCTTTTCTTGCCCGGCCATATCTGCATTCGGCCCTCAATGATACCGCGCTCCACATCTTCATAAATGTGCGTGTCGCCGCTGTATTCCAGCGCAGCCTCAATGTGATGGCGGTTGGCCTCGATGATATTCATGCCTGCACCCTTGTAATTGCCAGCGTCACGGAAGGCGATGCCGGTGCGTAAGCCGTTGCCGCGTGCGCCTTTAGCGATCCGTTGGTGCTGGACGTTGCCCACATCACATTCAGCACATCGCCCGCTGTCATGCTGAAGATTGCCGTGCGGCTGACCACAATCGTTGCGCCGTTGTTGTGCAAGCTGGCCACGATGGTGCTGCCCGTTACGTCAGACGTATTAATGCGCGGCCAAAAGCGAAACTCAATTGTGCTGGCCGACGAGGATGCGATCTGCGCCGTAAACGAAAGCTCATATAAGCCTGTTTCCACAAACGTGATGTCTGTGAGCGGTGATCCTGTCAGCGTGATGCCCTGCAGCGCAATGCCGTCCAGTGTTATTTTATAAGCCGTGTCTGCAGCGGCTGCTGTAACGTCAGCATCTTGGCCAAGAATGGCGTATCCATCGGCCAAGAGGATTTGCCGAAACACGCCGCCCTTGGACACAACTGGATAGCCGTTGGCCCGATCCCAAAGAATAACGCCATCCTCATTTGCGGATGACGCTGCTTCCTTGGCGGAAAGTTGCGATTGCGCCTTGCCGAGATAGCGCCGCAGATCCTCGGCCCATACCTGCCAGCGCTCGCCAATGACGGGCGGAACCCTCACCGCAATCCTCCGGGCTTCATGTCAAGGCTTGGAATGCCAACCCGCCAATCGGTGGCCGTGCCGTTAATCCGCATCCGCACCTGCCGCCCGGTAAAGCGCACATCGGTAGGATTGGCCATCGTGTAAGGCCCGTAGCTGCGTTCCGTGTCGTTTGGATGAAACCGCGTTTTGAACGTGGCCGTCACTTGGCCTTGCGTCTTTTCGTCCGGGATCATCATCGTGCAGACAGCCACCTGATCTCCAGCCCCAAGGCTGATTGGCCCGCTTTCGGCATAGATGCTGGCGCCGCTGTAGGATGTGCCTGTTTCGTGATTGTATGCTTGGCCGGTGGCATCAATCCAGATTGGCGTTGCGAAAACGCCCCGATCTATGCCAGCGGTGCGATCAAGTGTGCCAATCGCCCAGTGGCGCTCAAGGTAGTTAAACGACACATAGCGGTCGCATTCGGTCGCTCCGCTTGATGGATAAAACCACCAGATTTCCGAGTGCTGCGCGTTGGACACTGCCCAGATATGCGAGCGGCGCGTGCTGCTGATGTCGCTGAAAACGTAATCCACGACTTCGCACGGCACTTCCTGCACGGTCCCGCCCGCATAGACAAAGAACGATCCGTTCCCCATCCAGAACACGCCCTGATCCACAGATGCCGCAGCCTTGCGTGAGATTGTGCCGCAAGCAGATCCAACCCGCTCGAAGCCATAGACAAACGGCGGGCCTTGATAGGTTGCCGTGTGCGCGTCAATGTCGGTCAAGATCAGCGTTTGCCCGCGCGTGCGCAGTGCCTGCATGATCTGGCCGGAAGTCTGCAGTTCAAGATCGCCCGCCTCGTTAGTCGCGGCAGGCGTCCACAGTTCGCGGTCTTCGCGGTCTGACCATTGCACAAGGCGGGGATTGCCGCCCGCGCCCAAGGCGAACAGGAAGCGTTCTTCGGTGACAATCAGGCCGAGGTTGTTGGTTGGCGCGTTTGGAATGGTGACGCCGTTGTTCAACACGTCCAGATCCCACGCATACAAATCGCCGTCCGCGTTGGAGCAGGCAACCAATTCTTCGCCCCAGTTGTCCAGCGACCACGTGGTTGCCTCAATAAAACTGCCACTATCGGATCTAGGCGTTCCATATGCGCCAACGCCGTAAAGCCCGCCGCCATAGCCAAGGTTCTGCGTTGCGACAGCAACGCCCGTGGTCAGACCTGCAGGCGTGATGTCTGTGATGGTTCCGGCCTGCGAAATGGCATAGAGCTTATCCCACATGCCAACAGCGATATAGCGGTTGTTGTTCAAATCCCGCCAAGCGTGCATTCCGCGCGGGACCGCATCGTTGATGTCAAACCGCGCCTCCCAGCCTGCTACGGGCCGCATGGTTCCGTCAGCCCAGCGCACCAAAGACGCATCGCGCCAGCGGCCTGACGCTTGCAAGTCGGTGCCGTTGCGATAGACACCGGCTGGGATGGCGAGCGGCACCAGAGGCATGCGTTACACCTGCGCGTAGGTCGTGAAAAACGTGTCAAGCTGCTCTGCGGTTTTGCCCTGAGCTGCGCCGAGGGCAACGACCAGAGCATCGTTCCGCAGCACGACAGACGGCGCGATAGCGCGGGCCTTGGCCGCAAACTGCTGCTCCGCTGGGAGCGTTGCAATCAGGCTGAGAACAGGCGCCGGCAGTGTGCCAGTGAGCCACGCATCGCCTTCTGCTTCGGTGATCCACGCCTCTGCGACTAGGCCGATCAGGAGTTGGGCGAAGGACAGGGACATCACTTCCCGTTGATTGACCTTAGCAGCTTCAATCTTTGCCGTAACAGCATCGATTTCTTCCTGAGTAAACTGACGAACAGTTTTAACCCCAGTTTGAGCATCCGTGATTTCTTCAGTGAACATCATCAGACTCCATACACCCGAATAGTGCCAGCATCGAAGGATGCACCAGCACTCCATGTAAACGAAATAGACGTTGACCCAGCACTAAAAACACAGTCAAAAGCTCTTGTTGTGCCAGCACCGCTTCCATTTGCCGGAGAGTCAGTAATCAACCCAATCCCAGTGCCAGAAGCGATCTCAAGGATTGTTGTCCCGCGAAGTGTGGATGCGCTGTCATAAGTAGTGGTGGCTTGAATGCCCTCAATTTGAAGAGACTGATTAACGCCGCTGTTATGAGAAACACCAATATAGGTGATGAACAAGTAGTTGTAGTTTGTCAGGCTGAGGCCGCTCAGTGTCTGCGTTGTTCCTGACGTGGTTGTGAGCGTGCCAAGCAAGGACATCTTGAAGGCATCAACATGCGTCTTGACCGCTGCGCTCGTCGGCAGGGTCGTGTCATTGTTATTTGACGCAATCGTTTCCGAGGCTGTGACAACCGCTGCGGCTGACAAGTCTAGTGTTGGGTTGCCACTTGCTCCATCACCATTTGTCACACTGACAAACGTGCCGCCAGTGATTGTTCGGGCCGCTGCTGTGCCAGCACCAGTGCGGGCAACGAGGCCATTTGACGAAATGCCCGCAATAGCCGTCAGATCCGCATCAAGCGCCTGTTTGCCATCAAGCTGGGTCTGGATCGCCGAAGTCACGCCGTCAACGTAGTTTAGCTCAGTGACCGTCAGCGTGGCGCCGTCAAGGATGTTCAGTTCCGCCGCGCTTGATGTGACCGCAACGCCGCCGACTTTCCACAGCCCCGCATCGAGGTCCGGCTTGATCGCAGTCGTGCCGTCAAGCAAGTCATCCAGCTTGTCCGCGTTCGTGTTCCAATCGGTCCCCCAAGCGTTATCGTCGCCGCCAACGTTGGGCTTATTGAGAGCGAAGGTTGTGGTCGTCGTTCCCATTATTTCATCCTCATCCGCAGCGGTGAGCCAAACCGAGCCGCGTTGCTTTCTTCTTCAATTTCGTTCATTGCCTGCGCCAACAATCCAGCCCAAACGGCAATGCGCGCGTCATCCTTCAGGTATGGCGCAGTATGCACCAGCGCGCCATAAAGATAAACGTCGGGGTGATTTGTCAGCAGCCAATTGGTATCCCCATCAGCCGACAGCGCCGCGATCTTAGCATAGTATGTGATTTGCCCGGTGTAGGACGTGCTTGGCGTGGGGAACAGTTCGATGTCGGTCCCGTTGTGAGAAAAGTAAACGGGTGCATCTGTAGAATTATCGGTCGCGGTCCGATAGCGTGTCAGGTCGTCCATGCTGATCTGCGTCAGAACGCGGATCGGGTTGGCGTCCATCGTGATGCGGATCGTTTCCAGCCAATCCGCCGGCAGTGCTTCAAACTGCGCGTCAATCGTCAGGCTGCCACGCGTGATCTGCCGATGCGAGCGGATCTTGCGATTGAGCTGCGCTTGGGCCAGCGTCACGAATTGCGGGATGACCGAGGTTAGATCATCCCTGTTCAAAGTGTCCGCGATGGCAGTCTTTAGCGTGCCGTAGTTTGTGATGGTCATTTCTTCTTCGCCTCATTGCGGGCCGAAATGGCCTTAGCCTTCGCCTTGGCGTCGGCCTTGCTGGACGCGCCCCATGCGTTCAAGGATAACAGAAGCCGCGTCGGTTCGCCATCCTTGCGCTCAGGCCCCGGCATGTTGCCCATGCGGGCTAGGAACGAGGCGCGGCGCGGGTTGTCGCCAGACTTGACGGGCGCCTTCAGGTTCATGCCCTCAGCCTTGGCAGACGCGCGGCC